TAACTACAAACTAGTAAAGGTATCATTATAATGAATGAAACTAATATTGTACTTATAAAGTTAATGACAGGGGAAAATATTGTTTGTGAAACACTAGAAGATTGCGATTCTTATGTCGAAAAGAAATTTATAGATGTACACAATCCTGTGTTAGTAAATGTTATGAGAATACCAAGGGGAACTAATTTAATTGAATCATATCTTATGATGCCTTGGTTAGGATTTGCAAAAACAGAATTTTGTAGAATATTCTCAGATAAAATTGTCACGTTGGTTGATGTAGAAGATGGAATACGAGACAATTATATTGAATTTGTAGAAAGACGTGAACAGGAAAAAGAGGAAGAAGAATCTGAAGATGATGATACCAATGTAAAATTTTCAGAATCTTCAAATGAAGCCGATATGGAGATTGAGGAATTTTTAGAAAAAGCTATAGAAAAAATAGGAGAACACCTTGAAGAAGACGAAGAATACGATGGAAGAGAAGATTTCTATTTTGGAAGAGTTAGAAGAAGCACAAGAACTCTCCACTAAGGATCCTTCCGATACTGCACATTATGTAGACAATAAAAAATTTCTACAAGCTTTAATAGATTATAAAAAACAAATAGATGATGCAAAGGCATCTAATAAAGAAATTCCTAGAGTAACAGATTATATAGGAGAGTGCTTTGTTAAAATTGCTACTCATTTATCATATAAATCTAATTTTATAAATTATACTTTTAGAGACGATATGATTTCGGACGGCATAGAAAATTGTTTAACCGCCGCCGCAAAATTTGATCCCACAAAATCATCTAATCCTTTTGCATATTATACTCAAATCATTTATTTTGCCTTTATTCGCAGAATTCAGAAAGAAAAAAAACATCAGGCGACTAAATACAAAATAATTGAAAACTTAGATTTAGATTCAATTATTCAACAAAACGATGATAGTGATTCTGCAAGACAGTTGATAGAATATTTGAAAAAGCAACTAGATGGTATAGACCCCGAAAAAAGGGAAACCCCTTCTCAAACCAAAGCTAGAAAAAAGAAACAATCTGAAACATCCATAGACTTTTTGGATGAATAAATCAATTGACATTACTGAAAATATACTATATAATATATCATAAGTTAGTGAGGTGAATATGTCAAAATTAAAAGTATCAGAACTCTTTTACAGTATACAGGGCGAAGGTCGCTATATGGGTGTACCTTCAATCTTCCTAAGAACCTTCGGATGTAATTTTACATGCGGAGGATTTGGTATGACGAAAGATTTCTTCGCACGTATTAAGAAGGGGGAAATTAATAATGAACGTGATGTTGTCGCCCAAAATATTGATTCCTATAAATCTTATAAAGAGCTTCCTCTTGTATCCTCAGGTTGTGATTCTTACGCTTCTTGGGATCCTCGTTTCAAGCATTTATCTCCTGTATTATCTACTGACACGATTGCCTCTTCGATTATGGAATTACTTCCTCATCAAGAGTGGAGAGAAGAACATTTAGTTATTACTGGAGGCGAACCTTTACTTGGTTGGCAAAGATCATATCCCGATCTTCTCGAACAGCCATTGATGAAGAATTTAAAAGAATTAACTTTTGAAACTAATGGTACTCAATTATTATCAAGAGAATTTGAAGATTATCTTTTTCAGGAGTGGACAAGATTCGGTAGAGATAAAGATGCTTTAACATTCTCAGTATCTCCTAAATTATCAGTGTCGGGAGAGGCTAGAGAGGATGCTTTAAAGCCCGAAGTTATTAATCAGTATCAACAGATAGGTTACACTTATTTAAAATTTGTAGTTGCAACTGAAGAAGATTTGGATGAAGCAGAAGATTGGATAAATGAATATAAGAAGGAAGGCTTTAGCGGTCCTATATATTTCATGCCAGTTGGAGGCACTGATTTTGTGTATAATCTAAATAACAAAACTGTTGCTGAACTTGCCTTAAAGCGAGGATATAGGTATTCTGACAGACTGCAGATTCCTTTATTCAAAAATGCTTGGGGCACTTAAATGTTTTATTCCTTTGAAAAATTTAGTGAGGATATTCAATCTCTCATTAAACAAATACGAGAATCAAATACTAACTATGATTATGTCGTTGGCATAAAACGCGGAGGGCTAATACCCGCAACTTGTTTATCCCACGCTTTAAAAATACCTCTTTATTCTTTTACTTGGAGCACTAGAGATTTTCCCTATCAGGAAAAGCACAGCTCAGTGCTTCAACCTCTTTCCAAAATTCTTTTGGTTGATGATATTTGCGATAGCGGTGAAACTCTAATAAAAATAAAAGAGCTATTTTCCTTTTGCAACATCGATACTGCGGTGTTATTATATAATGAAGATCAGGTACATATTCCAACATACTATGCCGAAAAATTTAGTAGGCTTAATCAAAAAGAATTTATTGATTTCTGGTGGGAAACATATAAATAACTATGTCACACAACGGTGACAAATTTCAAAACTCATATCCGTGTAAGGAAGGATTCTAAAATGTCATACAACAAAACTAAAACTGACCCTAAACTTGGTTGGGAAATTCATGAACATCTAAAGTCGAAAGGTGTAGAAACGCCAACAATCGATGTTACGCAACTAGATCGTAAAGATAAGATTGAAGAAATCGAAAAGCATTTTGCTTCGATTATGACTATTCTTGGTCTAGATTTAGATGATGATAGTCTACATGAAACACCTAAGCGTGTTGCTAAGATGTATGTTAACGAAATCTTCTGGGGATTGGATCCAGAGGCATTTCCTAAATGTACAACTGTTGAAAATAAAATGAAATACAATGAAATGGTTGTAGAACGTAATGTAATTGTTCAAAGTAATTGTGAACATCATTTTGTAGTTATTGATGGTTTAGCAACCGTTGCTTATGTTCCGAATCAAAAGGTTTTAGGCCTAAGTAAAATTAATCGTATTGTAGAATATTTTAGTAAGCGCCCTCAGATTCAGGAACGACTTACCGAACAAATTTTTCATGCTTTGTGTTATATTCTTGATACAACCGACGTTGCGGTAATGATTGATGCTCAGCACTACTGTGTAAAATCTAGAGGTGTAGAAGATACTGGAAGTTCTACAGTTACAGTTCGATTAGGTGGCGGTTTCAGAACTGATCCTGCAGCAAGAAATGAATTTTTAAGTATCGCAAGAATGGGAAAGTAAATGTCTGTTAATGTTATGGTTGATCTTGAGACAATGTCCACAAGATCACATGCTGCGATTTGTTCAATAGGTGCAGTAAAGTTTGAAGGTAAAGAGATTCTCGATACCTTTTACTGCACCATTGATTTAAAAACGTGTAAAGATGTGGGCCTTCATATATCTAAGGATACTGTGGAATGGTGGTCTAAACAAAATAAAGAAGCACTAAAAGCTTTAACCAAAAATACTATTCCCCTGGATGAAGCTTTAACCAATTTTGAGGCCTGGTTCGGCCCTAAGAGTTTACCTATATGGGGGAATGGTGCAGTATTTGATAATACAATTCTTGCTAACGCATATTTTTATTCAGGTAGAGAACCACCTTGGAAATGTTGGGATGATAGATGTTATAGAACAGTTAAGAATTTATTTAACTGGATTCCTGCAGATGAAAGGGTCGGCGTTCATCATAATGCTTTAGACGATGCTTTATATCAAACTAAGCATCTAATTAAAATTCTAGGTGAATAATGCAAACATATAAAAAGAGAATTGCTTTTTGTTTAAGCGATCAACATACTATTCCTCATGGTGGTTTGGGTCAATTTGCTAAATCCTTTATAGAGACCTTTACTCCTTTAGGTTATAAGATTGATATCATTACAGATAAGCCCACAACTAATTTAGATTTTAAAAAGTATCTAGAATCAGTTGGTGCTAACTTCGAATGGTGCCCGACACCGAAATCTTATAGTACTCATACTAGTACATTTATGTTTGAGGATTCATATAACTTCGAGAAAATGTCATCCTTCAGAGATGCTATGATGCACGCACTTAGCAGAAATTTATATGACATTATTATTTGTAATACCTTAGAATCCTTTCCTGCAATCTACGCATTAAATCTTCATAAGTCTGTTCAAATAATTTACTATACCCACAATGAAAGCATGGTGTTTTTAGATGATAGAACATGGAAAAATGAATTCACTGAATCGTTCAATGAGGTGTTTAACGCATTAATGCACGTTAAGGGCATTACAATTGGTACACAAACTGAAAGAAATCTTGTTGAGTTAAATCACAATGGCATTTTAAATTCTGAGCATCTTCCGATTCCTATGACAGAGTCTTCTTTGCTTGAGGAAAATTTAAATGATAGAGAAGGTGTTCTTTGGATTGGTCGTTGGG